GCTTTAAAACGACCGTTTAACTCCTCCAGAAAATAATCACCCTATGAGCGCCAAGCCGAAACCCAAGCCGAAACCCAAGCCTAAAGCGAAAGCCAAGCCCAGTCAGAGAGCGAAACCCAAAGGAAGATCCAGCCTGGAGAGGGCAGCACAAATCGGAGTGAGCATCCCGACCCTCAACTCGTGGAAGCGGTGCGGAGTCGACGTATTTAACGATGACGACGTCCGCCGTCGCATTGCTAAAATGCGAAACATCCCGCCCGAGCTAAAGCCTGAATGGCTGCCGAGAATAGCGGCGGCTATGCCGGTCATGTCGAGCGACGACCCGACGATTATCGATATTGAGGCGATCATTCGCGAGCTGTCTGCTGCCGAGGACAAGCACACGGCGGCGATGGTAAAGACAAAGATCGACGGCTTGCTTAACGCCTACAAGCTGCGGGAGGCGGCTGGCAAATATGTATCACGCTCCAAGGTGGAGGAGGATCTAATCAGGATCGGCGCGGCGGTGAAGGGGGCTATCCTGCGCATGGAGGCGGACTTGCCGCCAATGCTCGACGGAGCCAGCCCTGCCCAAATGCAGCGAACGATCCGAGAGAAAACAGATGAAGTCCTCGCGTCGTTGTCTGAGGCCTCCAGTGATATCTGGAACAATGAAGCCGACTAGTCCGTCATTGCTGGATTCGTTCCGGCGCGCTTGCAGACCACCGGCACGGCTCGCCCCGTCCGCGTGGGCGAGTGGCCGCGTAGCCATCCAGGATGGATTGACGCCAAAATATCAGATTGAAAACGCGCCGTGGCAGCGCGAACCGCTCGACACGTTAGCCGATGCGGACGCCAAGGAGATTGTTTTTCTCGCCCCAATCGGCACTGGCAAGACAACGTTTATGGAAGCCGGGCTACAATACATCATCGCGGAAGATCCCGGCCCGACCCTGTTAGTTGGCCAGACTGATGATGATCTCAAGGACTGGGCTGAAACGCGGATGGATTACGCCATCAGAAACACGCCGGACACCGCCGCATTGCTGCCCCAAGACAGGCACAAGCGCCGGAAGATGCAGGTTCTCTTCCCGCACATGAGCCTATTCCTAACAGGGGCGAATCTATCCGGCCTGCAATCTAAATCCATGCGCCGTGTTTTTAACGACGAAGCGTGGCAATACCGCCCCGGCATGCTGAATGAATCGCGAGGCCGATTGCATGACCGATGGAACCGGCAGTTTTTCATCCTCTCGCAAGCCGGGGCCAAGGGCGACGACCTCGACAAAGCGTGGGCCAATTCCGACAAGCGAGAGTTTACCTTCTGCTGTCCGGGCTGCGGGCAATCCCAGCCGTGGAAATGGTGCAACGTCGTGTATTCGCTGGACGAAGAGCAGACCAATTTGGAGCGCGCCCAATCCGCCAAGCTCAAATGTGAAAACCCTGAATGCACGTGGACATGTATTGACGCGCCGCAACCCCGGCGCTTGCTGGCTGAGTCCGCCAAATACGAATCCACTGGGAGCGGATTACCGGGGCATATCGGTTTCCACTACAATGTCCTTTGCAATTGGCGCAAGCCCTTGTGGGAAATCGTCTTGCTCTGGCTAGAGGCGAAGGCGGCAATGAAGATTGGCAACACCGACCCGTTGCGCCAATTTATCCAGAAGCGACTGGCTGAACCATGGGAAGAGGATCTAACGGACAACCGGGCGGCGCTGGTCGGCAATGGATATCTCGCCAGTGAATATGCCAACGGGCAAAAGATCGACGGGGAGGCCTTCCGATTCCTAACCGTTGACAAGCAGCGGGATCACTTTTGGGCAGTCATTCGCGCATGGCGGGCGGACGGCTCTAGCGTGCAGCTCTATTTCGGGCGGATTGAAACCTTTGACCAGATCCACGACCTAGCCACCCGCTATGAAGTCGCGTCGAGGCTGGTATTTGTCGACGCGCAGTATGACACCGACCTCGTTTATTCCGCCGCGTCACCGATGAACTGGACGGCACTCCACGGCTCCGGACAGAAATCGTTCCCATACAAAAAGAAAAACGGCGACATCATCCAGCGACCGTTTGCTAGATTTGCCGAAGCATCAACAACGAGCGGGAAGCGGTGCCGATACGCGCACTGGGCGAGCGACCGGGTGAAGGACATCCTGCATGCGCACCGGACCGGACAGGCGGCAGCGTGGGATATCCCGGATGACGTCTCCGCCGAATATCTGAAGCAGATCGATTCGGAAACTAAGCGCGAGATCACCAACTCGAAAACGAAGCAGGTGGAATATCGATGGGTCAAGACTCGCCGGGATAATCACGCGTGGGACGTTGAGGCGATGCAGATAGTGGCGGCGTTGATGCTCCGGCTGATTCCAGGCTTTGACGTTTGACACCCCGCCTGCAGTCATGGCGGGCGACGTAAGGAAAGCGGCAATAATTTGGGCCAAGGGAGCAATGCGGAATCCCGCGCAGACTCGTTTAATCCGCGCGCGATACGATGCGCTTTTCACTCAATCGCTCTCGGCAGGCGGACTTGACACCGTCACCAACGCCACGAAAAACAGCGTGACGATGGGTAAAGCTATTGGTCTAACTGTAATTGAAACGCTTGAGGCGTTAGGGATGGCGGTGGACTGGATCGAATCCGGAGCCATCCCGTGTCAGTCAAGATCCCTCGGCAGGTTTTGATTGACCGCCACAAAAAGCCGGATAGACTAACGGCGAATTGAGGAGTTCGAAATCCTTTTTTCAAATTGGTGCCACGGCAGGCAAAGAAAGTTTCTGCCGTTCTCCCGCGTTTAGCTGGCAAAATCTGAAAGACCGGGCAGCAAACGATAGCAGTCTTGACTAACGCTGGAGAGACAGCGCCCTTTTGACAGTCCCGCCTAGTCAATGGCAATTCTCGATGAGTTTGGACGGTCTGCGCAATACAAGGCTGTTAGGGCGGTGAATAACAACGCGCACCGCCCGTATGAGCCTATCGAAAAAAAGGACATCGCCCAACTCATCCCGGCGACTGACCGCAAAACCATTGTCAGCCACGCCCGCCGTATCTATCTGAATTTCGGCCCGATCAAGCGGGCGATCAATCAGCGGTCGATGTATTCCGTGGGCCGCGCTTTTGTCCCGCAGTTCAAGGGCGACGACATGGATTTCGGCAAGCTGGCGACGGATTGGTTGATCGGTTCATTCTATCCAATCGGCGCAGCCCAGGGCGGGATGCATGACTTCAAAACATGCCTTTTCGGCTGGTCGAGTTCCTTGGACGTGGATGGGGAGCAGTTCATCCTGCTAACAGAAACCAAGACCGGGTATCCGCAATATCAAGGCATTCCCTCGCACCGCATCGCCACGCCGTATGGCATGCAAGATGGCCCGTTGCGAGGCGGACGGCTAGAGGATGGCGTCATTTACTGGCCATCCGGAGCCGCCAAGGAATACGCATTCTGTGACAAGGACGGCAGATTTCTGGAGTGGATTCCGGCGTCAAACATGATCCACCTCTATGACCCCGAATGGCAATACCAGGGCCGGGGGCTATCAGCTTTGACGAGCTGCATCAATGACTGCCGGGACATTATCCAGAGCACGGAATGGGAGCGGTTAGCGATGCTCCAAATGTCGTCTATCAGCCTGATCGAGTATAACGACAATGGCGGACCTGATAACGATGACACCTTCACCACCCTCTCTGGCGCGCCCGTGGGCAACAAGGAGATGACCGTCCAGAGCATGGACGGCGGAACGGTTCGCTACTTCAAGAGCAATTCAGGCGGCAAGATCGAAACTCTAACCAACACCCGCCCCGGCAATCCGTTCATGGATTTCCACGACCGGCTATTGAAATCCTCGTTCGCGTCGATTGATTGGCCGTCGAGTTTTTACACGGGCTATGGCGCGGGGGGCGGAACGGCACAGCGGTTAGAGATCGCATCCGCGCAAAGGTCCATTGAGGACCGCCAGGATTTGCTAGAGTACGCCGCAAAACGCCTCATCTCCTACGCAATCGCCAAGGCGCAAAAACGCGGTGACCTGCCACAATCCGCCGATTGGTGGAAGTGGGGCTTTTCATTCCCTCCGAAGCTAACAATTGACGACGGCCGCGTCATGAAGGAGCTGGAATCGAGCTACAAACTCGGGTTCAAATCCGCGTCCGACATCACCGCCGCGATGGGCAAGGAATACAAGGATGTGATCCGCGAGAAGGCCGAGGAATCTGCCGCCCGGCAACTCATCGCTAAGGAAGTTGGCGACAAATACGGCATCGAGATCGACCAGCGGGAGCTTGTGATGCTCACCCCAAACGAAATGGCGGAGAACAGCCAGAACCAAAACCAACCATCCAAACCAAATGAATCTAACGATTGAAAACCGCGCCGGGAAGCTCCGGCTGAATGATGGAGTCCACAAGGACTCCGCCGATAAACTGATCGAAGAATTGGATGCTCTTTATGGGCCATCCGCTGTCGGTATCATGTCCATCAACAACGTCGTCTGTGCTGCGGACAACGCGCTGGAATCCGTCGAGGTTGAGATCAATTCGCCTGGGGGATCGGTCTTTGAAGGCCAACGCATTTACAACGCCCTGCGCGGTATCTCAGCCCGTGGCGTCGAGGTTACCACAACCGTTTCAGGATTGGCCGCATCCATGGGCAGCGTGATCCTGATGGCCGGCGATAAACGGCAGATGACCCAAGGCAGTCGGATTATGATCCACGAAGCCAGCACGATTGCCATGGGCGATTCCCGCGCCATGCGCAAAACCGCCGATTTGCTAGACGGCATCAGTTCTGAAATCGCTGGCATCTATGCCGACCGCACAGGCGGCGATGAAAAGGAGATCCGCAACCTCATGTTTGCTGAAACTTGGATGACCGCAGATCAAGCCAAGGCTAACGGATTTGTCGGCACCGTGCTGAAGGATGGAAAAGCCAAGGCCGAATTTGACAGCGGCGGGAAAGGCATGAGCATTTTTGCGAAACTATTCCCGGGCAATGAAGACGCACTCAAGGCCGAAGCGTCGATCCTCGAAAACGATTCCCTTCGCGCTGAGCTTATCGACGCGCAAGCCAAGATCGCTGAACTAACAGCAAACGATGGAGCAACGGCAATCCTGAATGTGGAACTGACCGAGGCTAAATCCAAGATTTCGGAATTCGAAGCCAAGGTTGCTGATTATGACATCAAGGTTGCGGATCTAACCGCCGCTGCCGAAGTCACAGCCGAAAAGGTTTCCATCAAAGCGGCCGAACTTCTCGCCGCTCAGGGGCATCCTGCTCCGGTCACGCTTGGAAACAGCGACATCGAAGCCTCTTCGAACATTCTCACCCGTCACGCTTTCAACGCCCTTGCTCCAAAAGAGAAGATGTCGTTTATCAAAAAGGGCGGAAAACTCTCCTAATCAAACTCTACACTAACCGAATAATAATATGGCTAATACCCTCACCAACCTTATCCCGCTCGCATACGAGGCACTCGATATCGTCTCCCGCGAAATCGTCGGCTTCATCCCTAGCGTCAATCTCGACGCCTCGTCTGATACCATCGCCAAAGGCCAAACCATTTATAGCCCCGTTGCGCCAGTTAATACGACTGGCAACATCACGCCAGCGATGACGGTTACCGCCGCGAGCGATCAAACCATCGGCACGAAGTCCCTCACTATCGACAGTTACAAGTCTTCGGGTTTTAACTGGACGGGTGAAGAGGAGTTTGGCCTTGCCTCCGGCGGACGGCTTGAGGCTATCATGCGCGACCAAATGGCGCAATGTTTCCGCGTCCACGTCAACGAAATCGAAGCCGCTCTTGGTCTCGCCGCCAAAAACGGCGCATCCCGCGCGGTCGGAACCACCGCAGGAACCGCTCCGATTCTTGCCGACTTTGCTGGTGCGCAAAAAATCCTAACCGATAACGGCGCGCCAATGAGCGGCCGCTCGGTTGTGATTGACACCACCGCTGGCGCTGCCCTTCGCGGAATCGCCAACCTCTACAAAGTCAACGAGGCTGGCGACTCTGGCTTACTCCGCAACGGCTCGCTAGGCCAACTCTACGGCTTCGATATCCGCGAATCGGCTGGCGTATCCAGCGCGACAGCCGGAACTGGCGCGAGCTATACCAGCTCCACCGCTGGCTTCGCGATCGGAACCACGTCCATCCCAATCATCACAGGCACCGGCACCGTGCTGGCTGGCGACATTGTGACGTTTGCCAACGATACTAACAAGTATGTTGTGGCTGAAGGCGTATCTGCCCCCGGAACCATTGTTCTTGCCGCCCCTGGCTTGAAAAAGGCGCTTCCCGCCTCAGCCGTTGCCATGACGATCTTTGGCACCTCCGCCCGCAACATCGCGCTCAACAAGAGCGCAATCACGCTCGCAACCCGCTTGCCTAAATTCCAAGCAGGCGACCAAGCCGCTGATCGTTATGTCATGACCGATCCTAACACCGGCATCGCGTTCGAAATCACGATGTGGCCTGGTCAACGCATGGTTAAATATGAGGTCTCCATTGCCTACGGCATGTCCGTAATCAAACCGGAACATCTCGCCGTGATCATCGGCTAATCTCTCTGGCGTGTGTTATTGCTAACGCCCGCACGGCCTCTAACCGTGCGGGCGTTTTGTTTTGACACTCATCACTAAGCAATGAGCTTAGTTGATGATTTCCTAACATCCGGACTGGATGCCATAGACGCCACGTTCGGGACCGTGCCCATGGTTTGCGAGGGGCAGACGTTTGACGTGGTAGTCGGCGACTCGACGCGCAGCTATGAAGGAGCGATGGGCGGACTTGCGGCGCCAACATCTCTAACTGTTACGGCTCAAACTGCCGACGTCTCATCCTATTTCGCCATGCTGCAAAAACGCTGCACGGTTGACGGCGTGGCGTATCGGGTGGCGCAAATCTCGGCCGATAACATCTCACTTGTTTTCACCCTTGAGGACGTAAACTCATGACCGCATCGCAGAGAGTAAAGCAGACGATCATTGATGTCCTAACCGAGGCCAAGCCGTCCGCGTCTATCACCGTTGTGGACGCTAAACAGCGGGCGACCTACGCCTTGCCATTTATCGCGGTTGATGTCGTGAGCGTGTCCAGTTATGCCGACGACCTCCCCCAGGTGCAACGGATCTCCATGGACATCGTGCTTAAAGTCCACGCCGGGGATGAGGATGACAATGATGTCGAAAACTGGATTGCCGATATAGAGGCCACGCTTGACGGAGCCACCGACCTTTCTGGTCTATCAAGCGACGGTATCACAATTTACTCGTGGGTTTATGGCGGCAGCTCTCAGGAGTGGGAAGAGTCGGTTTTGATGGTCAACTTCAATGTCGAGTGCCTAGCGGCTAGAGCGTAATTTGACAGGCGGGGAAAGGGTAAGTCTAACCCCTATCATTTATGGCAGCCACAATTTTTAAAACTACCGCCGCAGGTTCCCTCGTTCATGGGGTGACCGATGAAACCTCAATCATCATCACCAACTACACCCGCAACGTCACTGCGAAAAAGACCGAAGTAATGGACGCGGACGGCGACGTGGTGGCTGTGGCGTTTACGGGCAAGACGGCTGAAATCACAGCTGATGGATACGTCAATGGCGCTATCAGCCTGAACATCGCCGCAATCGCCACGCTCGCTAACGACACGACCCGGTATGGCGTCACGGGCGGCACGGTTCTAATCAATTCGATTTCCGAGAGCACCGGTCAAGGCGAGTTCGCAAAGGTCTCTATCAGCATGACTCAATACACGGAGACGCTGTCCTAACCAATCCATGAGCCGACGCCTCCCGGCTGAACAGGAGGCAAGAAACAACAACAAAATGACGCAAGAATTATTCCACACGATGAACATCAAGGTTGCCGCAGCGCTGGCTACCATGGGCTTTGAAGCTAACACCCCGCCTGTCACCCGAATTGTTAGGGAAGACGGCAATGAGTCGGTGATTTTCTGGTTTGAAGCCACCAATGACCGAGGAGAAAAGGCGATGACCATTGCCCACGGCATGACCAAAGGTGGCGAGTCGTTAAACGAGGCCGACCCTGAGAACATCATCAATTACCTGCGCTGCTTCGCGGCCAATCGGGACGAGATGATCGGTCTAATCAAAAACACTCCGCGCCAAGTCGAGATCAAGAACGGCGGGCGGAAAATGCTGCTGTCTGAAAACGCATCAGACGAAACCAAGCGGAAATCCGCCGCAATGCTCTAACCAAAACGATATATGAATACAGAATACCAAACAGATGATGAAGCAGTTCGGGAAATCGGTTTTACCGCAGGCCCGAAAGAAATCGCAGGGATTATCCTGCGTCCAGTGACAGCGCTCTCGCTCTCATGGCTGCAGCGCAACGGTGTTTTCTCGGATTCGTTCGGGGACATGCTGCAAAAAACCGCCGCGTTTACTTTCCTGCATAGCGCGGACAAGCAGACGATCCGAAATGTGGTCAATGACCGAGCCGCATTCCTTGACGCGGTTGACGACTGGATAGAGGCCACTGTTTCGCACCACACCGAGCTCGAACCATACGCCGTGCAGATGAACGAATCGCTAGAACACTACATGGCGGCCACCACGCGGGCCGCAAATCCTGGCGGCGGAAATCCAACGGGAAAAAAGTAGCGTCCGCAAGCTGGCTGGCAAACTACGTCAAGGAGCTCGGCCGGTTAGGCTTCGGCTTTGTCGAGGCAATGGAGGTGATTCCATTTGCGGCCGGACTGCAGTTGATAGACGCGGACTATATCGCCAACGGCGTCGAGCTGGTCTATATCAGGGACAATCCGCGATCAGATTTTGACTCCATGTCTCTAATTGACAAAGCGTTTTCAAAATTCCATGGCAAAAGCAGTATCCATTAGAGCCGACACCGCAGACTTGCGGGCCGTCTTGGCGCAGCACTCCGAGTTCGCGCAAAAGACGGTCCCGCAGTTAGTGCGCTCTCATGCTCGCCTTTGCGCGGTGGAACTGGCATTGCGGACCACGCCGTTCAGCGTCGGGAGCCTAAAGGATTCGGCCAAAAAACAAGGGGAGAACTGCGTCACAAACGACATCCGGAAGGTGATGATGGATCGCAAGGATTTCGAATCGTTCATCAGCAATTTTGGAAATGAAGCGATCCGCGCAAGGCTTCAAAAGCTCATCGCCTCCGGCAACTGGCCAGTCCTAACCGAAACTCTAAACAAGCTCGGATACGCCGCGAAACTTGGCGGCGTGGATTTTGTCGGCAAGTCGGATTTTGCGGCAACGCATCAGAAATACCGCAACAAGACCACCGGCCGGACCCGCAAGAAAACGGACAAGATGCACGTGGCGACATCCAGCCTTGATCCCTACATCAAGGGCGCGATTAAGCGGGTCGGCATGTCCAAGGG